CAACCTTCGGCAAATTTGTCGCCACGGCTGGTCTTTGTCGTGCTTTTGATTCTTTTATTATGCTGCCCGATGTAGTTTTTTCGCGCTGTAATAAGCTGTCGGGCGAGAACATCCCAGGTATAAGACGCCAGCTCAACGCGGTCTTTATTACCGTAAAAGCCAACGCTGGGTTTATGACCTGAATGAATAATAGATTCCACACCAAAGGCTGCCTGGATGATGCCCAGCAGACCCAGCATGTAACGTGGTGGATTAACGCTGCCTGCAGCCCAGTAGTTGCTAATGCTTTCGTCAATATCACTGAGTGCGATATCGTCACGGGTAATGCCGTATGCCTGCATCAGTTTCTGGACGCGCTGCAGGGCCAGCGCCGCTTCGTGTGGATTATCAGATTTTGACAGTGCCAGGAGTTTCTTTAATTTCTCCAGAATCTTTTCTTTATCAGTCACAATTAATCCTCCTTACCTGCACCTGGTTCTGTTATATGCAGCCGCGGCTCTCCATCTTTCGGCTCTGGCCACTGGCGGGCCTTATTTATCGCCAGTTTTTCAACCATTGCCTTGGTGATAAAATCATCAGAAATTCCCATGCGGCGCTGAGCATCCCATAACAGAAATTGCATATCTGCCCATTCATGCGCATCCGACGGATCGGCAGCGGCTTCCAGTGCTTCTTTGCTTAGGTGCTTAAGTGGACCGACGGGACCGATATTGCCAAATGTGGTATCAGACCATTCAGCGTGCTCACGACGAACCTGTTCACGTTGATTAGGCTTGCGAAGCTCCTGTAGTTCAGCCAGTGCAAGCACACAATCATGAAATATGGGGTCTATCTTTTGACCACTGATAACGCTATTTAAAGCGTTATCGTGGTCAGCCCAGCGTTTCAGGTTTCGATAGACCTGGGCCAGGCGCTCATTAGTTAATTGGCTATTCTGCTGCATAATTTACCTGCCATCGTTAATAACGCTATTCAGCGCATTGAGAACCATATCTGTCATTACACCTTTCCCGTTAAGCTTGACATGGGCCAGGATTTCACTGCGAGCCGCTTTAAGTACACCGAGATTAACCCTGACTGAACGCTGGTTATCAGCATTCAAGGTCTTTATTCGTTGTAAACAAGTCGTCGCTGCCGGATTAATTTTCATCGGATGCCTCCTGTCGTTGCTTCATTTCACAGGGGATGAACTCCATAGCCGGGACTTCCGTGTAGTAGTGCTGGCTGCAGTGCGGGCATACCAGCGTGATGAGGACGGCTGGCACATGGTATTTGCCTGAGGTAATGACGCTTGCATCGCTGGACTTCAGGGTGGTGATACCTTTCTTACAGTTGGAACATTTGATGGACATGATTTATTCCTTAATGCTGTTTTCGGCGTGCAGAAACCCACGGCGCTGACGCCGAAATAAAAAGAAAGTGAATTAAAATTAAATGGCAGCGATATCTAACGGAATATTAATTAGCTTCCCGTGTTTATCTTTCTCCCGGAAATTAATATAAGTTTTGGACATTGCCACCTGCAGTGATTCCGATATGGCCTCCATTGCCCGATTCCAGCGCTCGTCCTGAATCTTGACACGGCGCAGAGAAAGGATGCGCCCGGTATTGAGCTGCCCCTCTTTATCCACCTGGAAAGCATCACTGATAATGGCCCGCAGGTTGGCGTTCGCGCCTTCCGACCACTCTGTGACGCACTCGTCAATGAGGTCTTTGGCAATCTGCAGCTCTGGCCCGAAGGTCAGGGTTTCCTGCACACGGATGGTGATCTGCTGAGCACCGTCGAAGCTGCTGAAGGTCACGTTGCCTTTGGCACCGCCGCGCGTTCTGCCGTACTTCTCGGCCACAAGGTCAAGCCAGGCATAGCACTCGTCAAAGGCATGACGCTTGAAATCGCTGAGTTCATCGCGTTTAACCTTTGCGGCGGCAACCTGTTCTTTAACGAAAGAATCCATCGCAAGGTCATAGTCAGACACCTGGTCAACCGGCACCAGACGCCCCTTACGGTCTTTCATGTAGTCTTCTTTATTTACTTCGCTCATCTCTGTTCACCTTGTGGTTAATGTAACGACTCTGACCAGGTAATACGGCAGCCATGCAGTTCAAAGACGCCCTGACGGAAGCGCCCTGAACCGTCATGACCAACATGGGTATAACTCGCTTTGCCCTGCTCCAGCAGGCGGGCACAGTGCCCGTTGCGGGCGATACGGATAACCGGCTTACTGCCCGCAATCATGACGCTCTGCACGGTAGTGTTCATGGCGTTGAGCGCCATAATGGCGGACTGCACCTTGCTCATCTGCTGGTTGATATTGGTAATGGACTTCATGATTAAACCCCTTTAACGACGTCGGCGTTGACCTGCGGAACCCCGATTTCAGCGGCCAGATTCATGGCGGCTATCACCAGGTTACTGACGGCCAGCGGATACAGCAGGCTGACCATGCTTTTACGGTTGCTGCCCAGATTGCTCAGGCGGGCGCGGATGGCTTCCACTGCGCTGGCGTCCATGATGTCGGCCAGCTGCTTACCGGCACGTTGCAGCTTGAACGCCAGAAACTCTTCGAGGCTGTTGTCCAGCGGCAGCAGTTCAACCACTTCGCAGCGCTGGACGACCTCACGGACTTCCATGTTGCGTTCGGACAGTTTGTCCGCCAGTTCAGGCTGGCCAATCAGCACAATGGACAGCAGTTTTTTGAAGCCGGACTCCAGTTCGAAGAAGCGTTTGAGGTGCTTCAGCGTCGGGATGGGCAGACTGTGGGCCTCCTCAATCACCAGAACGTGGCTGAAACCCGCCTGACTGCTGTCCTTCAGGACACGGTGCAGCTGGCGGAAACGGGCGTCCTGGCTGCGTTTGATGCTCTCCAGCGGCGCGATGGTGCTGATGATAGCCTCGGCGATCGCAGCGGCCTTCAGGGTTTTGCCCTTCACGTCGTTGTCTTCCATGGCGATGATGTATGGCTCGATAACAATCACCGGTGCGTTCTCGCGGTTGACGCGCTCAATCAGGTCGCGGCGCAGCGTGGATTTACCCGCGCCGGACTCACCGATAACCGCCAGAAAGCCACCGTGGCGGGCGGTCTGGAACAGTGCCTCACGCACGTAGCGGATATCCGGCGTGGTGAACACATCGTCCGCGCCCTGCATGGCTTCATCGGCGAACGGGTCACGGAAAAGGCCAAACGCTTTTTTAGTTGCTGGAAATAACACCTGCTTTTTGAGTAACATGTTCTCTTCCTCACTGAGGTTGGTTTTATCGGTAGTACCCGCTGTACGGGGCGTGACAGCGCCCTGTGCAGCATCAAAACTCTTCGCTGTATCAATCCCCTGACTTTCCAGATATAACGCCAGACGCTGGCGCACCTCCTCCGTACTGGTGCGGGGCCACTCGTTATGGTTCACAATCTGGGCCAGTGTGGCCTCGGAAACGGCGACGGCTCTTGCCACCACCGCCTGCGGGATGCGGGCCTCTTTCAGTTGTTGCTTCAGTACCAGCATGCCTTCCTCCTCAGTTACCGTTAACGATGCTGATAACGCTGTTGCGGGCCGGAGTGGTCAGGGTGACCATGACCTCATCCAGCGCGGTTTCCGGTACGCCATCAGGGTACTGTGCCGCTAACTGGCGGTAATGTTCCGGCGTCCAGGTATGGCCGTTAGCGCTGAACTTCTCGCGCAGGGCTTTCGCCGCCTCGACATGGGTCATAGGACGCTGCTCAATACGCGGCCCGCGCACGTCTGAAGCCTGACCGCGCTTCGGCATATAGGCCGGATGGTCATCGCGCTCGATGTCCAGATACGGATTAAAACGACCACCGAACGGCAGGGCTTTGTCTTTCTTCGCTGCGTCGGTCTCTTCGCGGCTGGCAGTGCTGTAAGTATGCTGCTCCACCTCATCGCGGTTCGTCTGGGTAACGGTCTCCGGTAGCTGTCGATATTCCTCACCAATTACCGGTGCGCTGGCGCTGTACTGCCAAAGTTCATCTTTCTGTATCGCGTGGATAACGTGGAAGCTTTCAAAACCTTCATCATTGATGGTGACGACCCGTGCTTCCTCGTCTGACCACGGATTACGAGCAACCAGCACTTTGTCACCGACAAACACGCCGGGGACGTCAGACACGTCGTATTCTTTGCCTCTGAAAGGTACGCGCAGCTTCCCGGTAACTGTGCGTTCTTCAGGGGCAGAGATGGCCAGTTCTTTGCAGACTTCAGGCGCGGGAGCCTTGACCAGCTGCGCCTCGGTGATTCTCAGCCAGGCATCGGTACGCGACATGCTGTGGCGGCTGTGGATTGCGGTACGGTTGAATTTCATGCGCCACCGCTGCGCCAGTCGGTTCAATTCATCAATATTGTCAACACGGACAAAGCGCAGACCGCCCTCGAACTTGCGCTCAATAATGTCACGGGCCTTTTCCACCGAGCCGGTGGCGCGGGCGTTGTGGGCTTTGTGCTGAATGGTACGAATACCCATCGCCCGGCACATATTGAGCAGGGAGGCGGACACCAGCGCAGAGCCGGGGTCGGTAAACAGAATCTTCGGTACACCGTGCAGCACGTCGGCGCTGCCACGTTCCTGCATGGCGTTAATCATCACCTCCAGAAAGTTGACGGCACTTTCTCCACCGAAGCGGTACTCAACGTAGATCCAGCCCGTGGTGTGGTCGGTGATTTCAAATGACCACACGCGGTCATTAACGATGCGGTCAAGGTTGCGGGGCTTGTTCTTGTTAAACTCAGCGGCGCTCATGACACGCAACCCTGTGTCTCCCTTTGTCTTTTTGGCCGGGTTTTTGAGGTAATACAGCACACAAATGGACGCATCCAGCTGCCAGACGTGGTTGGGGTGCAGGCTGGCCAGTTCGAGAGCTGGCGCTGGTGCCCGCAGCTGGTCTGGGTGCATACGGTGCTGGCGGAGGGCACGGCTGATGGCGTCGATTGACAGCGGGAAAAACTCCCCGGTTCCAGTGTCGGTGCGACCAGCGATAATCAGGTTGTTATCACGCAATCCGTCCACAATATCCTCTAGGCTGTAGCCTTTTTTGCCGTTACCGGGGCGCGGAGATGCCAGCCACGCCCCGGAGATGGTCAGCATCTCATCGTGAGTCAGCGTCGTTTTTCCATTATCAGAGCGCTGTTTGCGTGGCTTGCTCATTCGTACCCCTTTAAGCTTTTTCAGCAGAGTGGCGCGTGACATCTGTAGTTCTTCACACGCAGCCTGATATACCGCCTCTTTTTCACCGTGTCCGGCTGCGTCAGCGGCGGCGGCTATGCTGACGAGCCGTTGCGTCAGCGCCGGATTCATGACGGGTTCTCATCCGCCTGGAATAACATGACGCCACTTTTCACCATTTCATGGCGGTCATGCTGGATACGCCTGATGTTACGCAACAGAAGTTGCTCCAGCGCGGTAGCGAAGGGAGCAGCATCCGCAGCGGACACCTGAATTTCACCGCTGCAGGCCCTGATAGCAAAGCCGTGTCTGAGGTCGGGGACTAGGTAGCAAAGCGCATATCCCAGAGATTCAGGGCTATCCATGAGCGCCGTTTCCAGTACTTCGTCTCTTACAGGTGGTTTTAAATGTGAGGCGACCATATTTATTCTTCCTCTTCCTGTGCTTCTTTTACCCAGTCCGGCACGTCGTCAATTGCCCGAAAATCAGGCAGGTCAAATTGCTGGCGCATATCGACAACACGCGCTTCAATATCGTCAAGCAAACCCGCCATAATGTGGGTGTGGATGATGCTGGTGCGCTCTGCGTGCTCGGTCAGCGCTTCAAAGCCGCATTTAAGATTGATAAGGGCGCTAAGCACGCCGCTTTTGAAACCGGTAGCTTCTGTTTCAAGCACCTGACCTTCTTCGTCGGGTGTTTCTGTTGTGGAGCGGCGTGTCAGCTTTGCCTTGAGTTCGTCGGTCTGATCCTTGAGAACATTGATTTCATCTTTCTTTTCAGCCAAGGTCTGGCGGCTAATTTCGAGGTCGGTTTTGAGGTCTTCTTTCTCTTTGGTGTGTTTGGCGATCATTTCCTCAGCCAGTTCCAGCAGTGCTGTTTTGTCGCCCTCTTTAGCTACCTCAATAAGGGCACTCTTCTGATCGTCCGGCAGACGACGGAACTGACGCAATTCACGGTAGCCGATACCCATGCGGGACATGGAATCTAGGGCTTCTTCACCAAAGGCGGTAAGGTTGGCAATATCCAAATCTGCCTTATCAACGGATATTCCGAGAACATTACAAAACTCATCCCATGTGCCCGAAAACTCCGAACCGTTCGGTGTCTTCTTGCCCTTTAGATTGCGATATAGCTTGTTTTCTTTAACAAATGCCAGTTTAGAAGTCCGAACCGTTCGGGAAAATTGTTCAAATGCATCAGCCATCTGTGCCTGACCAAGAAGCTGATTCAGCAGATCACGTTCATCACTGAGTTGGCTGGTAACTGTCGCCATCAGATTTTGAGTGGCCTCCAGTTTGGGATTCAACTCCACGTCGGGTGCAAGTTCAGCAGGTTGTGATTTTGTGCGAGCCATTGTTACTCCTTAGCGGCTACCAGCCAGTACGCGCTGGTTAAGTTCGTCGATGCGCCCCTGTGCGCGAGACATTTCATTGTTATGGGCCATGGCAATCTGCAAAAGCTGTACACCAGGAGCAAAACGCCCGTTTTCAAGCTTGAGTGCCAGTCCCTCTTCGATAAGGGTATTGAGTGCCCGATTGATATTTGCCGGGGATTCACCCAGAGCCGATGCCAGTTCACCGTTAGATACCCCATTAAGGGCGTGACCACGCAGTGCTTTAAGAACACGCAGAATGCGGGAGCCAGAACTGGATACATTTGCCTTACTCATGTCACATTCCCCTTTTTGCAATATGTGATAACCTTTTACGAAGACTTAAAATCATCAGGCGGCCTGAGCTGTTGATTTAAGTCCCAGCTTCACGGCAATTTCATGAGATTTACCGTAACGAGCTTTCGTCTGACCGTTGAGAACCCGGTAGACCTCGTAGCGGCTGTAGCCGTTTTCTTCTGCCCACTGGGTGAATGTGATCCCTTGTTGGCGGAAGAGCGTTTTGACTTGATCTGCAGTCATCGTTGTCTCCTTGGTTGATACAACTATGTTTGTACTATGTGTGTTAGATTATTGTCTAAAAAATTAGACAGAGCAAGGTGTATGTCCATTATTTTAGAAGAACTTCACGATCGTCTAGTTGAGGAATTAAAACGCGTCGGCCCTCAAACTGTTGCTAAGTTAACGGGCATATCTCGTGCGACGATTTACAACTGGATGGAAAAGGGCAATACGCCCTTAGATAAATTGGCTCTTTTGGATGCAGCGGGCATAGATGTTACTTACATACTTACTGGTCAGTGTGCTCCAGGGGCTATTTTAGAGAGACCTTCTTTAACAACCCGGCAGGCGGCGTTGTTGGATAACTATGAGCACTTAAATGATTCAGACAAAAAGGCTTTAGAGCGTACAGCCTTTGCGTTGGCGGAACAGGGAAAGGTGAGCAAAAAACCAAAAAAAGCATCATGATATGCTCTGAATCTTTAATGCAGAATAAGCTGGATGTATAAGGAAAAGGAGACCAACATGGCGGGTATTCAGGTTATTGCAGGAAATTTCCCCAAGGGATGGGCAAGTTTTGGCTTTGGCACTATTGTCTTTGGTAAAAAACCTAAACAAGGCTTCCCTGATGCTATTGTGCTGAATCCGAAGGAAGAGCTGTTATCAATTGAAATTGCAGACAGTGAGGTGGAAAGCCGCATGGGTAAGGCCGCAGGCACAGGTATCCTTGGTGGGCTAATATTTGGTGGCGCGGGTTTGGTCATTGGAGGCTTGCTTGGCGCAGCAGATAAGACAAAGAAGACCATAACATTTACAGCAGCATTCACGGGAAATAGGCATCTTCTAGCTAAAACGGATGCAAAAACCTTTGTAAAGCTGCAGTCAATCGCTTTCGATAACGCAAATAATTTGCCTGTCACCGATAAGGTACAGGTTAAAAATTTGGATGCTCCAGCTGAAAATTCTTCGACTAAGGAACCATATTTATTCCCTACTGTTGCTGTAGCTAAGATGACATCTAAAGGTAAGATTGAGCTTGCGGTTGGCTTGGTCGTCATCACCTTAGTTGTCTGGGCAGTGATTCACTTCTTTTTTTAGGAAAGTGCTTAAAAACACTTGCAGTTCTAATAGAAGTAAGGGCGATTTAAACCCGCCCTTGAGTATCATTTTTAACGCATTAACGGTGTCATTGCTCATCAACAACAGGAGCCTGATCGCAAGTTCGCATAGCTATTGGGATTGGGGGAAATGGTCAATTTTATCTGACCAATGAGTATTCCTTTCAGCTTATTTTCAGGGAGCATTCGTGGCGTTTTCTCCACCTGCTCAAGCGCGGCCTGCATCTCTCTTATCGCCTCTGCCAGATTGTCGGCATTGACGCTAAGTGTGTAGATCTTTGCCGCAGTTTCATACTCATCGCAGGTTATTCCCATTAAGTATGAGTGTTTGGGTTTATTAGTGGCTGAACTCATGCGTTTCTCCTTTCAGAAATTGCATATCACAAGTTCCTGACGCGGTGATGACTTACCCGCCAGGCTGTAGTTGATGCCAACGGTCTGGATGTTGAGGCCTCTGAAAGTCTGCCTCATCTCTGGGATATCGTTCACCGATATAATCATTTTCCCTTTGATACTCCGCGCCAAATCTGCCATGTGGTCATAGTTTTCCAGCCCGAATTCCACACCATAGCCTTCCGTTCCCCAGTACGGGGGATCACAGTAGAAAAGCGTATGCGGGCGATCATAACGCTCTATGCATTGGTGCCAGTCCAGATGCTCTATCAGCGTTCTGGACAGGCGCAGGTGTGCCATCGACAGTTCTTCTTCGATGCGCAGGAGGTTAAAGCGCGGCGAACTTGTGGTGGAGGTTCCGAACGAGTGATCGACCACCTTGCCGCCAAACGCCTGTTTCTGCAGGTAGTAGAACCGGGCCGCCCGCTGAATGTCGGTGAGCGTTTCTTCCGGCGTATCCTGCAACCATTTGTAAATCTGACGGCTGACCAGCGCCCATTTGAACTGGCGGACAAATTCTTCCAGATGATGCTTGACCACCCGATAGAGGTTCACCAGTTCCCCGTTGATATCGTTAATGACTTCGGTCTTGCTGGGCGTCTTGAGAAAATAGAGCGCAGCTGCCCCGCAAAACGGCTCCACATAGCAGGTATGGGCCGGGAACAGCGGCAGAATATGTTTAGCCAGACGACGTTTGCCGCCAATCCATGGAACGATGGGTAAAGATTGTTCTTTCATTATCCGTAAGCCTTTTACAGTCAGTGAAAATATGGCAGGCTAGTCTGGTCTCGCGAGACTGACTGAACCCTGGTCGGCTCACAGCGCATTCTGTGGGTTGATGACCAGCCCGGTGTTAGAGCACCGGGCTGGTCGTTCTTTCAAAGCCATCATGCGGTTCACGTCCGCATCCTCACTATTAACGCTGTTTAAAATCCCTTTCCCCGACCATTTGTGATGCTGTCTCCACTACACAAGGAGACGCTTATGAAAAACCTGAAAAAATTCATTCCCCCTGTTAAAAAGCCACGTCTCAGCGGCTGGCTGCTGACCTCAGTGCTGCTGCTCGGCACCATCGGTCTTGTATCGCCCCAGCAACTGCCGGTGGTTGTCTACAAGCTGTCACTCATCACACTGGCGGCAGTATTGGGCTACTGGCTTGACCGTTCGCTTTTCCCCAAAGCCCGTCCCGGTCAGTACCTGAAGCATGATGACAGGCTGATGGCTGATGGTCGCTTCCCCGTCCAGACTGGCCTTCACCTGGTCTTTTCCGCTGCGCTAATCCGCCGTGCGCTGATTGTTGCCGCAGTCTGTCTGGCCGTAGCGACGGGGCTGTAATCATGAACTGGCCTCAAATCACCCTCATCATCCTGCTCGTCTTTGGTCTGGGCGTAACCGCCATCAGGCATGGCGAGCCACGCAACGATAAATACAGCTTCTGGTGGCAGCTCGCTGGCAACCTGGTTATTGCCTGGCTGCTCTGGTGTGGCGGCTTCTTCAGTCAGGCCCGCGCAGCCCAGCCTCCGCAGGCCGCGCTGCAATATCGCGACGATGTGATCCGTAATGCCCGGCTTGAATGGGGAATGTCTGCGCCAGTGGCCGACTTCGCCGCGCAGCTGCATCAGGAAAGCGGCTGGCAACCTTATGCTGTCTCACCGGTTGGTGCTCAGGGGCTGGCACAGTTTATGCCCGCCACCGCCGACTGGATAAGCCAGATGGTGCCGGAGCTTAACAGCCGTGAGCCGTTTAACCCGGCATGGGCCATTAGGGCGCTGGTCAGCTATGACCGCTGGCTGTGGCAGCGCGTCAGCGCCACCGACAGCTGTGAGCGTATGGCCATGGCACTGTCAGGCTACAACGGCGGCTTAGGCTGGGTGCAGCGTGACAAGCGGCTTGCCTCACAGAAGGGGCTGGACAGCGCCCGTTGGTTTGGTCATGTCGAGACGGTGAATGCCGGACGCAGCGCCGCCAGCTGGCGTGAGAACCGCCATTACCCGCAGCGTATCCTGCACGAACTGGCCCCGCGTTATCTCACCTGGGGAGGCGGCAGCTGTGTGGACTAGCCTGATAAAAAAACTGCCATGGCGCGGCATATTAATCGCGCTTGCCTTAATCGGGGCGCTGTATGGCCTGTACCACCGGGGGTATCGCGGTGGACACAGTGATGCAAAACGCGACGGGGACGCGGCGCTCAGCACGCTGCAGTCAGCGTTCGACGCGTACAAAACGGAGCAGGCAACGCTTGAGAACGCCGCGCTCCGGGCATGGGCAAAACGGTATCAGGAGCAGGTTGCCGCCGGGAATAAGGCCGAGGCCAGCTACCTTGAGCAAATCGCTCAGCTTGAGAGCCAGAACCAACAACTACAGGGGCAGATTAACGATGTCACACAACGCTGGATTGATGAAAAAGGCAAGAGCCATCCCATTAACTGCGTGTTTACTCGCGGCTTCGTGCGCCAGTACAACGCCGCACTCGGCTATGACGACGCCTCCACCGACGCCGGTCATTCAGGCGCAGCTGCCGCCGCTGGCTCCGGCGCTGGCGAAGCGTCCCGGCAACCTGAAGCCGCTGACGCCAGGCTACGCGACTCAGGCGTCACCCAGCGCGACGTCCTCGCCAACATCATCGACAACGCAAAACAGTGCCGGGTCTGGCGAAGCCAGATAAACGGACTGCTGGACGAACGGGAAGGATTACAGAAATGACACTGCAGGTTGAATTCTGGACGGTGGTGGGCTTCCTTATCACCTTTATGAGTTTTGTCGGAGGGATGGCGAAATGGCTTTTCAGTAAAGCGGAAGAGCGTCAGGCGGCGCGGTTCACTTCACTGGAGCAGGCGCTGCAAAACTCCACCTCCAGCTGGAGCGAGCTGGAAAAAGAATTCCTGCGATTTCAGGCTGAATTACCCGTTCAGTATGTCCGTCGTGAGGACTACATCCGTGGCCAGACGGTTATCGAGGCCAAGCTGGACGCACTCTACAACAAACTGGAAGTGGTACAGCAGTACCGTCATACAGGAGGTCACCATGGTTGATATCGCTCGCGTGCGCCGGGAATCCCTGCGCTGGAGCCTGCTGGTTGCTCTGAACAAAACCCGCCCGTACACCGCCAGCGAGACGCTGTTGCTGGACGTGTCCCGCGCCATCTACCCGGACACCACGCCGCTGGAGCTGCGCCGTGAGCTGGATTATCTGGCTGACCGCAAGATGGTTGATCTGGAGAAAAAGCCCTCCGGCGACTGGTTCGCTGACCTGACCCGCCTCGGTGTTGATCTGGTGGAATACACCGTGGAATGCGGCCCCGGCATCGCCCGCCCGGAAAAGTACTGGAGTGAATGATGGCCAGACGCAGCACGATAGAAAAGCTGCCGGAAGATGTGCGTCGCTGGCTTGAGCGGGCGCTTAACGAATCCGGCTTCAGCGGATATACCGAACTGGAGACCCTGTTGCGCGATCGGGGGTATGTCATCAGCAAATCGGCTATCCATCGCTATGGCCAGAAGATTGAGCGCCGTTATGGTGCCATCCGTGCGGCCACCGAAGCGGCCCGCATGCTGACCGAGGGCGCAGCCGACGATCAGGACGCGCGTTCGGAGGCGGTGATTGCCCTGATTCAGACGGAGTTGTTCGAGAGCATCGTCCAGCTGCAGGAAGCGGAGGAAGGCGAAGTCGATCCCAAAGAGCGCGTGGCGCTGCTGTCGAAGGTGGCGAAGAACGTGGCCACGCTGTCCCGCGCCTCGGTCAACCTGAAAAAGTTTCAGACTGAAGTCCGCTCCAGAGCGCAGCTGGCGGCCAGCAATGCCGAGAAAATTGCCCGTAAGGGCGGTCTGTCACATGAAGCGGCACAGGCAATACGCCGTGAAATCCTGGGGATCGCATCGTGAATCCGTTACCGCCCGTTGTACCTGACACCTCAGATTCCGACGTACCCGTTGTACTGATGCCCTATCAGCAGCGCTGGGTGGCTGATAATTCCCCGCTCAAGATTATCGAGAAGAGCCGCCGTACCGGTATCACCTGGGCCGAGGCATCCGATAACGTTCTGACGGCAGCATCAGCGGTGACAGCCGGAGGCATGAACGTCTATTACATCGCCTACAACCAGGACATGACCGTCGAATATATCCAGGCCTGTGCAATGTGGGCGCGCATGTTCAACTATGCCGCCAGTGAAATCGAGGAAGGCTTCTGGGAAGAGGAGGAAGATGACAAGCACATCAAGACCTACACCATCAAATTCCCTGACTCCGGCTTCCGCGTTGTCGCGCTCTCCAGCCGTCCGTCTAACCTGCGTGGTCGTCAGGGCATCATTGTTATCGACGAAGCGGCGTTCCATGAGCAACTGGACGAGCTGCTGAAGGCGGCGCTGGCGATGCTTATCTGGGGCGGCAAGGTTCGCGTTATCTCCACCCATGACGGCGACGACAACCCGTTCAATACGCTTATCGGCGATATCCGGGCCGGGCGTCAGGGCGGCAGCGTGCAGCGAATCCCGTTCAAAGAGGCGGTGGCAGAGGGACTCTTTCGCCGTGTCTGTCTGCGCACCGGGAAGGCATGGTCGCAGGAGGCGGAAGATGCATGGATGGCGTCGGTATACAAATTCTACGGTGCTGGCGCATCGGAGGAGCTTGACTGTATCCCGGCTAACGGCGGCGGAGCCTGGCTGTCCCGCGCACTGATTGAGTCACGCATGTCGGCTGATACGCCGGTGTTACGCCTGACCTGCCCGGAGGGTTATGAGCTGAAGCCCGATGATGTTCGCTGGGGCGAGACGCAGGACTGGCTGGATACGCATCTGAAACCGCAACTGGAGGCACTGCCTGCAGATGCACGCTCTTTCCTTGGGCGTGACTTTGGCCGCAGCGGTGACCTGTCGGTGGACTATCCCCTGCTGCAGGAGAAAAACCTGGTACGCCGCGTGCCGTTTGTGATGGAGCTGCGCAACGTGCCGTTCAAACAGCAGGAGCAAATTGCGTGGTACCTGATGGACGGCCTGCCAAATCTGATGGGTGCGGCGCTCGATGCCCGTGGTAACGGCTCCTACCTCGCCGAATACGCCATGCAGCGCTATGGCTCCAGCCGGGTAAAGCAGGTCATGCCCACCGAGGGCTGGTATCGCGAGCATATGCCGCCGGTCAAAGCTGCGCTGGAAGACGGCAATCTGGTTGATTTGCCGAAGGATGAAGACACGCTGGATGACCTGCGGGCCGTTCAGGTGGTAAACGGCGTTCCCCGCGTGCCGGAACAGCGCTCAAAAGCGAAGACGGATAATGGCAAACGTCACGGGGATTCAGCTATCGCGCTGGCGCTGGCGTACTTTGCCAGCCGTGAAATTAACAAAGGGCCGGTGAAGGCAAGCTCACGCCGTCGCCGTCAGGCGGCCCGTATGCTGGAGGATTACTGATGGCCCGTGGACTCTGGGTTTCACCCAGTGAGTTCGTCAAATTTGCCGAACCCAATAAAACGCTGACGGAGCAGATCGCCTCGCGCAGCCGCTCCATCGACTTCTTCGGGCTGGGGATGTACCTGCCTAACCCTGACCCCATTCTGAAATCTCAGGGCCGGGATATCCGTATCTA